GCTTGGAACTTAATCATGCCGATGGACAGTCGTCAGATTCAAAGTCAACTGATAGTGGATCTGAAGATGCTCCAACGATTCAGGAAGTTTATGATTCGATGACTTCTGAGCAGAAAGAAGTCGTTCATTACATGGTCGGCACTGCGCTTGCCGAGAAAGCTGCTGAACTATCTCAAAGTAATAATGGAGAAGCAACTCAGTCTAATGGTAAAAAGGATTCCGAATCAGAAGTTGTTCATAGTGAAGAAAAAGAGACTGAATCTGAAGAGACTAAATCCGAACTTGTCCATGATGATAATAATGAAGAGGAAGGACGGCGCATGTCCCGTAATGTCTTCGAGCAGCAGAACGGAGGCGTAAAGAAAGAGGAGAAGCTAACTCTCACCCACGATGCAATGCGGGAGATTGTTACTGATGCTCAGAAGTCCGGATCGTTGAAGGATGCTGTCGAAGCGTATGCGCTCAAGCACGGCATTACTGATATCGATCTCCTCTTTCCAGACGCCCGCTCAATTACTGATACTCCCGAGTTCGATTCACGGCGAGTCGAGTGGGTTTCCGGTGTTATCAATGGTACGAGGCACTCGCCGTTCTCTCGCATTAAGTCGCTAGTCGCTGATATCACGGTCGATGAAGCCCGTGCGCTGGGTTACATTAAGGGGAATCTGAAGAAGGAAGAGTTCTTCGGACTCGTTAAGCGCATCACGACGCCCAGCACGGTCTACAAGAAGCAGCAGTTGGATCGCGATGACATTGTCGATATCACGGATTTCGACGTCGTAGCGTGGCTCAAAGCCGAGATGCGTCTGATGCTCGACGAGGAACTTGCTCGTGCTGTTCTGATCGGTGATGGTCGCGATGTTGCCAGCCCGGACAAGATCAAGGATCCAGCAGGATCTTCCGAAGGTGCTGGCATTCGTTCGATTATGAATGATCATGATCTCTATGCGGTTAAGGTTAATATCGATACTACTGCTACCCCGAACGATGTTGTTGATGCCTTTATCACCAACATGGGAGTCTACAAAGGATCCGGTTCGCCGACGCTTTACACGGCCTTGCCTTTCCTGACGAAGATGCTCCTTTCCCGTGACGGAATGGAGCGGCGCATGTATCGTGGTGTGGCTGAGCTTGCTTCTGAGCTTGGCGTTTCGAACATCGTCGTTGTCGAAGTAATGGAAAGTGAGCCCGATCTTCTCGGCATCGTTGTGAATCTGAAGGATTACACGATTGGTGCAGATAAGGGTGGAGAGATCAACTTCTTCGACGATTTCGATATCGACTACAACCAGTACAAGTACCTGTACGAGACTCGTGTTTCTGGTGCTCTTACGAAGATTCGCTCTGCAGTGGTCGTAACCCAGGGACCGTAACCAAGGGTAGGGTCATCATGGCGAAATTTTCTGGTCGTGTTGGTTACGGTGAAACAGTAGAGACTGCACCTGGGGTATGGGTTGATGAGATTGTTGAACATTCATATTTCGGAGATATTATTCGGAACGCGAGAAATCTTCGTGAAGGAGAAAATCTCAATCCAGATCTCAGTGTACAAAACTCGATCAGTATTGTAGCCGATGCATATGCTAATGATCATTTCTTTGCTATTCGTTATGTGGAATGGGCGGGGGCTTTGTGGACGGTTTCGAGTGTTGAAGTGCAGAGTCCCCGTCTATTGCTGAGATTAGGGGAGGTGTACAATGGGCCGACGCCTGCAGTTACACCAACTCCTTGAAACATTCACAGAGAATGTGTATTTTCAGCCACCAACGAATATCCAGCTGAAATATCCGTGCATTGTCTATAAACGTGACTTTGCAGAGACAAAATTTGCGGATGACAAACCTTATAATCATACAAAAAGATACATGATTATGGTAATTGATCAAGATCCAGATAGTGACATTCCAGATAAAGTGGCTTCAATGCCAATGAGTCTATTTAATCGATTTTATACAGCTGATAACTTAAATCACGATGTGTATAGCGTCTTCTTCTAAGGGAAAGGAAACAAATGGCACCGCTGACATGGGACGAAATTGGTGATCGCCTGTACGAAGTTGGCGTAGACCATGGCGTCTTGTATCTTCCGGATGCAGCTGGTGTTTACAACACTGGCGTTGCTTGGAATGGTCTTACGACCGTCACGGAGTCACCTTCTGGGGCGGAATCCAATCCGCAGTATGCGGACAATATCAAGTATTTGAATCTAGTTTCGGCTGAAGAGTTTGGTGCAACAATCGAAGCGTTTACTTATCCTGAAGAGTTTGCCGAGTGCGATGGTACGGCGCTTCCTGCACCAGGTGTTGCCGTTGGCCAGCAGGGTCGAAAGACCTTTGGCTTGAGCTATCGGACGAAGGTAGGCAATGACATCGAGGGCGACGAGCTTGGCTATAAGCTACATCTAGTTTATGGTTGCCAGGCCGCTCCGTCGGAGAAAGCCTACGCTACGATCAACGATTCACCCGAAGCAATTGCGTTTAGCTGGGAGGTTACGACTTCTCCAGTTCCGGTCACTGGGCATAAACCAACTTCTTTGATTGTTGTTGATTCAACCGCAGTAGATTCAGCAGATCTCACATCGCTTGAGACTCTGTTGTATGGACAGGCTGCAACTCCAGCCGCTTTGCCGACGCCGGATGCAGTTATCGCGTTGTTTGCTGGACCTTGATTCTAGATAGGGGGCTGGAGAATGCTCACGATTGTTGTTCCTGGTGTCGAAATGTTCGACGATGAGTCACAAGAATTTGTTACCAGAAACGATGTGACTTTGGAGCTAGAGCATTCTCTGGTCTCACTGTCAAAATGGGAGTCAAAACACGAAAAGCCTTTCTTAGGTAAAGGTGAAAAGACAACCGAAGAAGTGCTCGACTATGTAAGATTGATGGTGTTGACTCCTAATGTTCCAGAGGAAGTTTTTCACAAACTCTCCGAAGAGAATTTCGATGCAATCAATAAGTATATTGACGCTAAAATGACAGCTACCTGGTTCAATGAACCTCCTGGCGCTCCGAAAAGTCGAGATGTCATTACTGCCGAGCTGATTTACTATTGGATGATTACATTTGAAATTCCTTTTGAGTGTGAGAACTGGCATCTTAATCGATTGTTCACTCTAATTCGAGTATGTAATATCAAACAAGCAAAGCCGAAGAAGATGAGTCGTTCTGAAATTGCCGCTCGGAATCGAGAACTTAACATACAACGTAAAGCACAGCTAGGTACTAGAGGTTAGGGGGTGACGTGACAGCTCTTACTTGGGATCAAGTTGGCGAACGAGTTTATCAATCTGGTGTCGATCGTGGAGTTCTTTATCTTCATGACGGCACCGTAGTAGCTTGGAATGGACTTACCAATGTGGAAGAATCCGCTGATTCCGAATTAAAATCATATCACCTCGATGGCGTAAAGTATTTGGAGAATTTGATTCCGGGGGATTTTTCGGGTAAACTAAAAGCTTTTACTTATCCAGAGGAATTTGATTCAATTAATGGAATTGATACCAGCTATCTCGGATTAGCTCTTTACAATCAATCATCTGAAAGTTTTAATTTGTCATATCGAACCAGAATTGGTGATGATCTAGCTGGTCCGGAGCATGGTTATAAGATTCACATTCTTTATAACGTCACGGCCACTCCCGATAGTTATGCATTTAACACTTTTAAAGATTCGGGAGTTGAACCAGTTGAATTCGGTTGGACTTTAACCGGAATACCTGAAAAACTTAAAGGATTTAGACCAACAGTTCATGTTTCTATCGATTCAACGAGAATATCTCCAGATCTTTTGAAATTGTTGGAAGATACGCTTTATGGAACGTCCACAAGTAATCCAAGACTTCCAACACTTGAAGAACTGGCTGAATATTTCGGATATCTAGGTGCACTTATTATTGTTGATTATGGTAATGGTATTTGGGCTGCTGTTGATGAGTCTAACACTTATATTACCATGCTCGACGCAACTACTTTTCAAATTGACAATGCGGATGCAACTTTCTTGGACGCGGATACATATGAAATTTCGTCTACAAATGTCACCGAGCCAAGTTAAGGAGGTGAGATGGCTACAGTTACTGGTCTTACGGCCGATCGAATGCTTGAAATTGAAGCTGCTTCGGTTGTTGATGGCGAAATTCGTGGTGATGATCTGATTCTTACTAAGCACGATGGAACAGAGATCGATGCAGGAAGCGTAAGAGGTCCAGTAGGTCCGGCGGGTCCTCAAGGCTTCAGTTCAATTCCAGGCGAAGTTAAAATGTGGCCAGGTTCTGTCCTACCTGATCCGGCTGTGTATGGAAAATATGCTTGGGCTAATGGTGACATTTTCAATGTTTCAGATTATCCAAAGGCAGCAGCGAATATTTCTCCAGCTTGGAAAACTGCGCATGGTCAAGCCGATCCTGGAGCGGGTAAATTTCGAGTACCCGATTTGCGAGGTGTAACACCAGTTGGTCTCGATGCTATGCCAGTTGGTAGCGCTCGTGTTAATCGTGTAACGCGTGCTGCGGCTCTTACAATTGCAGGAAAAACTGGCGAAGAAACACATGTAAATATTATTGCCGAACTACCAGCTCACGGACATCCATTTGTTGGTAACGCATTACCGGCTCACGGTCATACCGCAGGATTCTCGGGTAATACTCTTCCCGCTCACGCACACGCTACGCAAGCAGAATGGAAAGCAGCTTACGCAGCTAACTCGAGTTCAATTGTAATTACCAATATCGATCATAAGTCAGGAGCTACGGCTGGGAATTCTGTAAGTGCGGCCACAAATTCGGTCTCGGCTGGCGTGCCATCGGGTGTGGTAACGGTCAATGGTGCCAGTGCAGGCACCCCTTCTGGTACGGTTTCGCCTACGGGTGGTGGCGCAGCTCACGAGAATATGCAGCCCACTGTTTTCGTACCTTATATCGTGAAGTTGGACGATTAAAATGAGACTCGAGCTCGCCGGAAGCCTAGTTCGCCCCGATCCGTTGATCATAAAATTTAACAGTAATCAAAATTTTGACGTTCAGAAGTATATTGATCTCGGATACACACATTTCGACGTGATTTGCATTGGTGCCGGAGGTGGAATGGGTGGAGGAATCGATACTGCAAATACGGGCACCTTGGTCAGAAATTATGGCGGCGCCGGTGGAGGTGGAGGTTTCCATCGAGTCCGAGGACTTCTCTCTGCGCTTCCGGCGACGGTTCCAGTTGTTGTGGGAGCCGGAGGTAGTTTGGGAACTGAACATGCATCCAACCCCGCTTCGACTACCGATGGTGGCGATGGTGGCGCTTCCTCCTTCAATGATCCTACTTGTCGCGCCTCAGGAGGTAAGGGCGGAAAACGAGCACAGTCAAATTCCCTAACAGTTACGACACAAGCAAATGGTGGCGATGGTGGATTAGGAAATCGCGTTATTGCTGGTGGAGGAGCTGCAGGTGGTGTTGCCGGTACCCCAACAGCAACTGGCCCCGGTACTCCTGGTGTCGCTGGTGTTGACGGGACTTTCTTCCAAGATGTTGGTCAAGGCGGAGGGGGTGGAGCCGGTGGAGTGGGTAAATATGGCTCCGGAGGAACTACCTGTAATGCGGCTACAGCCGGAGGACGTGGTTCGTATAACCCTGGTGACACGTCCGTTTATGGCCCAGCAGATACTCCAGACGCTGATCCAAGCAGCGGATCACAAAGCGTTATACCTGGAGGTGCAAGTGGGGCTAAAGCCGCTCCATTGAATGGTCTACCTGTGATTTACGGTCAATCCAAGGGATCACGAGCCGTTGGTGATCCTGGTGCAGTAATTCTTCGTCTTACCGCGGAGTAAGACATGATTACCATCACTGAGAAAGGTTCGTTCAAGAATACCGAAACGTATTTGAGAAAATTAAAGAATGAGGATCGACTTCGCATTCTTGGTAAATACGGTTCGTTGGGTGTAAATGCGCTTTCAAATGCAACGCCCAGAGAATCTGGCTTGACTGCAGAATCTTGGTATTACACGATTGTTCAGCGACCGGGATATTACTCGATTCGTTGGCACAATCGACATGAAGAAGATGGGATACCGATTGCCGTCTTGATTCAGTATGGCCATGGTACCAGAAATGGCGGCTATGTTCAGGGTCAAGATTATATTATGCCAGCTATACGGCCGATCTTTAATGCAATAGCCGAAGAAGCATGGAGGGAGGTGACCAAGATCTAGTGGCAACTATCGATGACAAAGTCGTCGCGATGAGTTTTGAATCAAGTAAGTTCGAATCCGGCGTCAATAAGACTATCAGTTCACTCGATAAGCTCAAACAAGCTCTTCATTTCCCCAATGCGGGTAAGGGTTTCGACGAGATCGATAAAGCTGCCAAGAAGGTTGATTTTGGTGTCATCGGTAGAGCCCTCGATGCAATTAAGAGTAAGCTTGCGGCTTTTAGATTGGTAGGAATTGGCGTCCTAACAAATCTGGCCAACCGAGCGGTTGCTGCGGGAGCTAGATTTGCTAAAGCATTTACGCTCGATCCGATTATTCAAGGATTTCAGGAATATTCGACTAACCTGAATGCCATTCAGACGATTCTAGCTAATACGCAGGCTTCTGGCGCGGATCTGCAAGATGTTAACAAAGCGCTGCAGGAGCTGAACGAGTATTCCGACAAGACCATCTATAACTTCAGCCAGATGGCCAAGAACATCGGTACCTTTACTGCCGCAGGTGTAGGTTTGAAACCAGCAACTGCAGCAATCAAGGGTATCGCCAACTTGGCGGCTCTTTCCGGTTCAAACTCCGAGCAAGCCTCGACGGCAATGTATCAGCTTTCGCAGGCAATCGCAGCCGGTCGAGTAAGCTTGATGGACTGGAACTCGGTTGTCAACGCAGGTATGGGCGGTACAGTTTTCCAGCGCGCTTTGGCTAACACGGCTGTCGCGATGGGCACGTTGAACAAGAATGCGCTTAAGCTTGTCGGTCCAATGAAGAACGTCTCGATTAACGGCAACTCATTCCGTCAGGCAATTACGCCTAAGCCGGGCGAAAAGTCTTGGTTGACCTCTGATGTTCTAACCAAGACCCTAGCTCAATTTACGGGCGATCTAACAGATGCCGAATTGGCTGCGCAGGGATTCAACGACGCTCAGATTGCCGCGATTCAGCAAACCGCTAAAACAGCAATGCATGCGGCGACCGAGGTTAAGACCATCTCACAGGTCTTTGACGTCGCTAAGGAGACCGCTGGCTCGGGTTGGGCACAAACTTTCCAGATTATATTTGGTAACTTCACCGAAGCCAAAAAGACTTTTACCGATCTTTCTAATACTATCAACGGCTTTATCAATACCAATGCCGACGCTCGCAACAAGGTATTGTCCGATTGGAAAGCGCTTGGTGGTCGAACGCTTCTGATTGATTCGATTCGAATCGCCTTTCATAACCTGGGCCTGGTCATCAAGCCGATTAAAGAAGCATTTCGGGATATTTTCCCGGCCACAACGGGCAAGGATCTCTACAATCTAACCTTGCGGTTTAGAGATTTCGCTAAAGCACTTAAACCTAGTCAATCGACGATTGATAATTTAAGACGTACTTTCCGCGGCTTGTTTGCAATCTGGGACATTGGTTATCATATTATTGGCGGAATAATCAGCGTTTTCGCTAAATTGTTCGGTGTAGTCGGCGATGGTAGTGGTAGCATTCTCAACTTCACCGGTAATATCGGCGATTTTCTGGTTTCGCTAGACAAAGCTTTGACCGAGGGCGGCAAGCTAAATGCATTCTTCGATGGCTTGGCTGCGATTCTGGCTGTAC